GACAGTGGTAACTGGCGGTTCAAGTGCCAATCCTGCGGTGTGTTCGGTGATGTCTGGGATGTTCAGGCCCGCAACGAAGGCAAAGATGTTGTCGAGCTACTAAAAACCGTCAGCAGCGAAACAAGGACACAGCTTCATAGGCCAAGCCCAAGCAAGGTTTTTGCGACAGTTGACGATTTGAAATCTGCTTGTCCGGGGACGGTCGAGGATGTTTATACATACACCAATCCTCAAACACAACAGCTGGAGATGATCGTTATACGCAGCCAAACTGCTGAGGGTAAAACTTTCAGGCAGGCGAGGCCGTGCAGCGGTGGTTTTGAAATGAAAGCACCGGAAAAACCGTGGCCGCTCTACAATCGGGGACGAATCGTAAATTCTGATACTGTCGTAGTCGTCGAGGGCGAAAAATGCGTTCACGCTCTTTACAGTTGTGGCGTAATCGCAACGACAAGTCCAGCCGGGGCGGGCAAGGCCGAATACGCAGACTGGAATATACTTGCAGGCAAAAATGTCATCCTCTGGCCTGATAACGATCTGACAGGAAAAAGACACATGATGCAGGTTGAGGCAATCCTGCAAAAACTTGAACCTGCTGTGAGGATTTCAGCCATAGAACCGGCAGATCTTGATCTTGAGGAAAGCGAAGATGCTGCGGATTATATCGAGCAGATTAAAACGGTCGGCATAGATGTCGGTAATGAGCTTAACAGAGTTATTCAGCAGGCAAAGCCCAAAGGCATAGCCGCACGAGTATCCGAGCGAATAGAAGAAATCATCGAAGGCAAACTTGAAGCCGTGCCTTTGCCCTGGACAAACCTTTCTTATTTTACAAATGCAATCATTCCCGGAACGGTTACGCTGATTTGTGGAAGTCCGGGTGCTTCAAAAAGTTTTATGCTGCTTCAGGCTCTTTGTTACTGGCTTGATAAAGGTGTCAAAGCATGTGTTTACGAACTTGAGGAAGATAGAGAATTTCATCTTATGAGAGCATTGGCTCAGCGTTCCGGCAATGCTAGTGTTACTCGAATGGACTGGATAAAGGCAAATCCGCAAGAGGCCAGGCAAATACTTATAGACAACAAAGATTTCATAGATGCCATGGGCCGCAATATGTGGGCCTGTCCTGACAGCCAGCTTACTCTTGATCAGTTAGCAAAATGGTCTGAGGACAGAGCCAATGCAGGACACAAAGTTATTTGTATCGACCCTATAACGGCAGCAGTGCAAACTGCCAAGCCGTGGATTGAAGACAGCGCGTTCTTGCAGCGAATTAAACGAACCGCTACCGACAGTGGGTGTTCATTTGTGCTGGTAACACACCCGTCAAAGACTATGGGGCAACCGGATATGTCGGCAATGGCGGGTTCGGCGGCGTACAGCCGATTTGCTCAGTCAATTCTCTGGCTGCATAGCCATCAGCATAAAAACAGCAAAATTAAAACTGACTGCGGAACAACAGAAGAAGGCCATAACAGAACAGTCCACATACTCAAAGCCAGGAACGGCAAAGGACATGGGATGTCAATAGCGTGTGAATTTAACTCCGAACAACTGACCCTTAAAGAACTCGGCCTGATAATCAAGAAGAAAAGTAATGTCAATATCGAAGGATGAACAACTCATAACATTGGTCGATGCAACCAAGATGCTGCCGCGAGTGGGTGGCAAACGGATAAATGTTTCGACTCTATGGCGGTGGTGTAAGAAAGGACTTCGAGGATGTAACCTCGAATATCTTCGCGTTGGTCAAAAGATCGCAACCAGCTCCGAGGCATTGAACAGATTCTTTATATTGCTTGCTGATACTGATAAGGCCAAACAAATATCTGGTGATGTTCACTGGCCCCAAAAACATCGTCGTCCTACCAACAAGGCTCGTCAGCGGTCAATTGAAGAGGCCAATAACATATTGGTGCGAGCGGGCATTAAAGAACCCACAAAAGAAACCCCATCATTCCACTGTGTTGAATAAGCAATTGAAAAGGAAGTATTACATGAAAACCAAGAAGACAGATTTAACGGAACCGCTATTCAAGAAAATCCGTCTCAGCACAATAAACCCTGCCGAGTACAACCCACGAGTTATTTCTGATGATGCGTTGAAAGGACTTCAGAAGTCGCTAACGCGGTTTGGGTGTGTCGAACCAATTATCGTTAATATCAGAGACAACCGCAACGTGATAGTTGGTGGACACCAGAGGCACAAGGCGCTCACAGAACTGCATGGTGGTGATTATGAATGCACGTGCATCGTGGTCGATTTGAGCGTATCCGAGGAAAAAACACTAAACGTAACTCTCAATAATCCGCATATCCAAGGTGATTTCATAGATACCTTATCTGAATATATCGAACAACTCCGACAGGAAATCCCCGAACAAGACTACCTTGACCTGGCGATTATTAAGCTCAGAGGTGAAATCGCTGCAGTCGAGGGATTGACCGATGAGGATGCAATTCCTGAGCCGCCGAAAGTCGCGGTAACTAAGCCGGGCGATTTGTATCTGCTCGGTGGTCATCGGTTGTTATGCGGCGACAGCACAAAGGCAGAGGATGTCGAGCGGCTGATGAATGGCAAGAAGGCTAATATGATTTTTACCGATCCACCATACAATGTCGCCTACGTGGGCGGCACCGAAGAGCAAATGACCATCAAAAACGATGCCATGACTGAAGCTCAGTATATCGCATTCATGGGTGCGTTTTTTACGCAATACAAAGAGAGTGCCTCCGATAATGCGGCTGTGTATATCTGTCATGCATCGCAATGGCAGCGCGAAACAGAATCTGCGATGTTGGCAGCAGGTATAGAGGTCAGGTGTCAAATCGTATGGGTCAAGAATACATTTGCATGGGGCTTTGGTCGGTATAAGTTTAGGCACGAACCCATCTTTTACGCACACATTAAGGACAAGCCAGATAATTGGTATGGTGACAAGACACAGAACACAGTCTGGGAAGAGAAAAAACCATCTGCAAACCGACTCCATCCAACAATGAAACCAGTTGAAATCGTAGAGCGGGCTTTGGTGAATAGTTCGAAGGCGGGGGATTTGGTCCTCGATTTGTTCATGGGGTCGGGCACCACGCTGATTGCGTGCCATAAGAACAACCGTATAAGTTACGGCATGGAACTCGACCCAATTTACTGCGATGTGATAGTCAAGCGATGGGAAGAGTTCACTGGCAAGAGGGTGGTTCTGATTAACGACACAACCCCGACGGGTGCCGGGGTTGAGGAGGCAACGAAATAATGGTCAAATCATTTGACCAATTCGAATTTGCCTCTTTCGGTTTTACGGAACCGGGCATTGGCTCCTTTTTCTTTAATCTCGCGGGTAATCGCGCTGTAGATGGTGGCGGCAGGGGTCTTGCCATCTGTTTGCCAGTAGCCTTTTCTCAACATCAGATTGACCATATTCTTGCAATTGAGCGGCTCGTTTGCTTCTTGAAGAACCTTTACCGCCGCACTCAAACCGCCAGTTTGCTTTGTGGTGCTTTCTTTCTTCGAGGCGGCCTCATTGCTCGGCTTAGCAGGGTTCTTTTTGCCCCGCGCCGCAGTGCCGCGTTTGGGATGATACAGACCGCAGAAACGGTCGGCGGATTTGATGATGACCTCTTTGTTGGTGTTGACGTTGACGCCGACCCAGTGTCCGTTTTCGTTCTCTCGCATGATGCGAATACCAATAGTATTCTTGCCAATCTTTGTGTTGTAGATGTTGCCGATTTTGATGTCTGCTTTCTTCATGGTACTTTTCCTTTCAAAAAATTAATCGTTTACGGGAATAGTTACAATGCGGCCACCATGGTCGCACAGATATGCAAATTCAACTTTCGCCTCTTCAAGCCGCCCAGCAGTGTCTTCACTTACAACCATACGTTTGCCGTTGATAAGAATTGCCTCGCCGCCCTCGGCTGCTGCGTGGCTCATAGCTTGGTGTGCTGTCTCAAATTCGATTGCTTTGATTTTCATGGTCCGGTCTCCTTATCTGACTTCTTGGCAATAGGTCATCTTGACGACCATCTGTTTTGGTTGGTTTGGTTTTCTGTTGGTGACGTTGATGTCGTATCGGCCATCCATGTAGACTCCGACAACCTTACCGCGTGTGCCTTTGTTTTTGCCTTTTATGATTCTAATTTTCATGGTTTGGTTTCCTTTCTAAAAAATGTTTATTTGTTTTCGTTGCGTAAATCTTCGAGGCTCTCTTCAATCATTTTTGTTTCGTTGCCTGAGAAAAACGAAAGCGTTTCAATTAGGTTGCTTCGTACCTTTTGGAGGTTACCAACCTGGCCCCAGGTCTTTTCGCTGTCTTTTGCCAATTCGCATTCAAACCATCCCAGCAGGTTGGCGATGTCGTATCTGGCCGTTGCGTATGCTTCCTTTGCGGTTGTTTCTTTTTTGTTTTCTGTGTTTGCCATTTTTTATCCTTTCAAAAGTTATGCTCTATGTTGGTTACATACATCCATTTTGGCGAAAACATAGCAAGTCAATTAGTCTATTATTTTTGAAAATATGTGAGATTTTTTTATGTCCGAATCAAACGATGTTAAACCTGTTAAACCACAGCCTAAGAGCGAACACGATGCACCACGTTCGCACACGTTGCCAGAGAAAAAGAAATGCGATGATGTGTCGCAATTTACAAATGCCGCCCAACGTGAGGGCACGTGTGCGTTCCTTGGGAAACGAATTGGTTCCTTCGCCAGCGATAATCGACAAAGCCCAAGGCGGAATAGTCAATCAATATGTTTTTTTCCTCAAATGTGTGCGCGCTGAAAAAATATGCGTAAAAAGAAGATAATCAACCCGGATGTTATGAGTATCGCCAAGAAGCGGCGGCACGTCCATCTACTTGAGAAGATTAGAAGCGGCCAGACGCTTACCGCACGCGACATGGGTGAGCTGGCCAATCTTGAGGGCAGGACACCCAAGAGTTATGCGCAGAGGGTTGTCGAGTCATTGGCCAGGAAGAATCAGGCCACATTGACCGCTCAGGACATTGGCGAAATGCCTGCGGTTGTCAACCCCGACCGCAAGGCGGCGACGCTGAAGAGCTTCCGGCTATTTTGCGAGATGTACTTCCCGGAGGCGTTCTATCTCGAATGGTCAAAGGACCATCTTAAGGTAATCGATAAAATTGAGGCGGCAGTTACTTCCGGCGGTCTATTTGCGTTTGCAATGCCGCGAGGTTCCGGCAAGACCACGCTTACGATGGCGGCTGCGATATGGGCTATCTTCACCGGTGTTCGGAGTTATGTCTGTATGATAGGTTCTGCCGTGGTTCAGTCGCTTGCGTTATTTCACAGTGTACAGTCATCGCTGCTTGGCAATCAGCTCCTGCTGGATGACTTTCCAGAAATTGTGTTCCCAATCCGCAAGTTGGAGAATAATTCTCAAAAGCAGCGTGGCCAACGATATAAGGGCAAGCTGACTTACCAGCAATGGGGTTCAAACAAGATTGTATTCCCAACCCTGACAGGTAGTGCTGCCAGCGGTCATGTCATAACGGTCACAAGCCTTGACTCCAATATCCGCGGCCAGATTCACGCGATGATAAATGGTACTATTTTACGGCCTGACTTGGTCTTAATTGATGACCCGCAGACGCGAGAGTCGGCAATGTCGCCCGCAATGACTGCTAAACGCCTTGAGGTACTCAATGGCGATGTGCTTGGTTTGGCTGGCCCCGGCAAGAAAATATCCGGCCTGCTCACTTGCACCAAGATTTACGACAACGACCTTGCTGACCAGATATTAAACCGCAAGAAGAATCCATACTGGCAGGGTGAGTGCACAAAGTTGCTCTATAAATTCCCAACGAACATCAAACTGTGGGATGAATACTCACAGATTCGGGCGGAGAGTTTCCAGTCCGGCGGCACCGCCAGCGAGGGCACGGTATGGTATTCAGAGCACCGCGAGGCGATGGATGAGGGCGCTGAGGTCGCATGGCCGCAACGAAAGCAGGATGATGAACTGTCGGCGCTGCAGCATGCGATGAATTTATACTACCGCAATACGGCTGCGTTCATGGCCGAATATCAAAATGAACCAACAACGGGCGACAAAGACGATATATTGCTGACCGTAGACGATGTAATGGCCAAGGTCAACGACCGCAAGAGGGGTGAAATCCCACTCAAGTGTCAATATTTAACCATGTTCTGCGATGTACACGACACGTTAATTTACTACTGCATCTGCGCTTGGGAGGATGACTTCACCGGATACATCGTTGATTACGGCACATACCCAGAGCAGAAACGGCTGATATTTACAATGAAAACTGCGACGAGGAAGCTGTCGGGTGAGGTTAAGGGCGCTGGTATTGATGCTGCCATACAGTCAGGGCTCAATAATCTGATTACTGAGTATCTCGCGCGAGACTGGCATCGTACAGGCGGTGCAACGATGCGGATTGACCGCGGTTTCATTGACAGCGGATATAAGCCCGGCATTGTTGAGAACGTTCGGCGCAAGGTCGGCAATATTATCATGTCATCTCGCGGTGTCGGACTAAAGGCGGCCAGTAGACCGATGAGTAGTTATATCAAGAAGCCGGGTGAGCGATACGGTTTCCACTGGTACATCCCGAACGTAAATAAGACCAACGAATTTCCGTATGTTGCTATCGATGTGAATTTCTGGAAGACGTTTGTGCAGGAACGGCTCAAGATGGCACCGGGTGATAAAGGTGGGATGACAATCTTTGGCAATATGGGTGCATCGCACAGTCAATTTGCAGACCATATCGCAAATTCAGAGTTTTGGGTTCGAACGCAGGGGCATGGCAGGACTGTCCACGAATGGACCGCTAAGGTCGGCAGGCCGGACAACCATTGGTTTGATTGCTTGGTGGGGTGCGCGTGCGCAGCTGCGATGTGCGGATGCAAGGTTGATGGTCAGGCTTTGAAAACAACTGAGCGAAAACAGATAACACTGTCGGAGTTACAAAAGCAGAGACGGGATGGTATGCAAAATAATGGAAGATAACATGATAGCAGAAAAAACAGCGGGGCCGCAATGTCCGCAGTGCGGGTGCAGGCATTTGCCTGTTGACCACACATCGCGGCAGGGCAAAGTTATACGCAGATACAGGCATTGCAGGTACTGTGGCAAGCGAGTATTAACTACAGAAAGGGTCGGAAGCTAATAGTGACTCACCTTGCACTGATAAAGTTAAAAAGTTACATTACTTTTCCACTGGTGTGGTATCTCTATATTTACAGATTTAAATAAAAACTGGCTCACCATCTTTTACTCTCTTCGCATTTTCAAATAATTTTGGATACCGTGCCGCTTTAAAAGTATGAATTGGAACCAGACTATTAGGATTTAAAGCCTTTGCGAAACGTCGCAGGTCATCTAATACTGCATGTCCGCTTGTATGAATGTACTCAACTGTGAGATTATTCGCGTCAACAAAAGCCCAGAATGCTTTCGCCTTTTTCTTATCACGAATATATCCTTTCCACTGGGAATAAATAAGCGTGGTATCTTTAATCCCCTGTATCCGCTCAATAAGTGGAATCATCGAATCGCGCATAAGGACAATACACTTTTCGCGACCGACTTCCCATGTTTTAATCTTATGCATGCCTATATCAAACGTTAGATATTTAAAATTTGACTTAACTATCTTGTTGATGTAAATATCGCCGTGGCCGCGATAATCTCCTATCAGCACTTTAATATTATCCCAGTCCAATTGTGGGATCGTGTTGCGATCATTCTTTAAAACATGCAATACAGTGGCGACATAGGGGTCAATAATTAGCGTAGCTTTTGCATGCCGGACAGCCTTATAGAATGTTACGATACGGTCAATATTCTGCCCTGAACAATAGGCAAGCAGAACATTTGTATCTGTCTTTTCAAGCACTTTCTGTATGCCGCTCAAAACAGCTGGCTCATCTTCAAAAACGCCGTCCTGCCGCTCAATCGTCGTTCCTTCCATAAGCAGACAATTCACATCTTTAGGAGGATTCTTGACAAAACGATCGAATAAAGACTTCTTCCATCCGCTCGCGCGAAAGTCCCCGGAATAAAAAACTCTTTTTCCTTCCGCTTCAATCAGAAAAGCCATGGCATCAAAGGCCGAATGGTCAACCAGATAAGGCGTTATTTTGAAATCCTTTATATGAAATGGCGACAGGTGTTTTATTATCTGGGGGTTCGACAGGTAAATGCCTTTATTCATGAATGTGTTTGTTACTTCAACAAGCTTTCTCGCTCCATCGCTGATATAGACGGGTATCTTTGGATTTGCGAAATTCAGTAGGCCATAATGATCAAGGTGAGAATGTGATATTAAGATCGCATCGATTTGCGGCTTTCCATCGTTATACAAGCCTTTGACATCGGGCAGAATCTTTTCTGCCTTCAGTTCATCTATTGATTTGCCCGCAATGCTTTTTGAATCAAAGGGTTGTTTTTTTGAATCAACAAGAGGCATCCCGAAATCAATCAGTATTCTCGAACCCCCTGACTGAATCTCTACACAACTCCCGCCAATCTCCATAGCACCGCGATGGATCATAAAATTCATAATATCCCTTTATTAAACTTCAGCCTTAAATTTTCAGACGACAAGATACACTTTTTAAACGGATCTGAAATTTTTTGGGCATAATTTACAGCCTCATCCGTAAAAACAAAAAGCACTTCTTTTTCTTCGACTTTAATATTTTCCTGTTCAACAAATCCTAATCGTTCATATTGGCAGCATATTTCGTACGCTTCATTTTTGCGAGTTTCCATTAAAGTTTCGTTCTCAATATATCTATTTAAATCGTCGCAGTGCTTTTCTATGCCACTTTTACCGTCACACGAATTGCGCGTACTTTTTAATTCGATAAAAACCAAGTTAAAACACCCATTTCCCATACGACGCAATGCCAACATGTCAAATCGACCGCTTTTTTTCTCTTTAGAAGAATTTCGCGGCTGATCATATTCCATATCATAAATAAAATATTCGCCAGAAAGCGTGTTGTTAGTCATCATGATCTCTTGCTGTCGCTGTTTTTCAAGGTGCCAGCTGTTTTTTTTCTCTTTTCGGTGGAGTTTAAACCAGTCGTACTTCTTTTGCGTGTCCAAAAAATCATCGACTAAAGACTTTAATACCCTAATGGATTCTTGCCAAAACAGCGTGTTGGCTTTATTATCTTGTGGATACTTGCATGTAAGTTGTCTGTTCGTGCGATCACGCCCGCCCTTAGGATACTTAAATCCCAATCCTTCCAATACCCTCAACCGCTGCTGATGCTCCTTGGTATATCTGGCATGGTTAAAATTAAAGATTAGATTGTATGATTGAGCGAAACGCCGAATCTTAAGTAGACTGTCACCTTTGTAATAAACATTCACATACTGTCTCCTAAAACACAGGCACAATGTATTATCACCTTTGATCTTATCAACCATGTCTTTTAATTCACCAGATAACAAAGATTTTAAAAAATCTTCGTCTAATGCTCTTGTTTTTAACATAGCGTCATTTTTAGCATTCATCTTTTATCCCATATATAATCTGTACTCTGGGGACACCATATAATCCTTATTCCCCGCCAAGAAGAGTTTCAGTTTTTTCAACGCATTCATTCAGGGTTTCGAGGGTCTTCATAAATGTGTCCTTATTGAATCCTTCGCTGTATATAACTCCATCCATTTGGATTTCAATGATGCCTTTTGTTTCTGAAACAGTCATACTGATACCATTGGTTGCACAGAATTTCATAATTTGGTAAGCGTTGGTTTTGAAGAAGTCCATTTTATGTTTTGGGACTTCGATTATATCGCCTATCCTGAATCCCGGATCTTCCCATCCTTTTGAAATGTAGCCCATATCGTGCCTTCCGCGCTTGAGGTCGTAGTAGAGTTCAAGTTCGTCATTCGTAATAAACCGGGACAGCTTTAATCCGCATTCCTTAACAATTGTTTCAAGCATTATTCTGTTTCGGATGTGCGCCTCGCATTGGGATAACGCCTTGAGCGCTTTGTCGACAGATACCTTGTTGTCGTTCAAGACAGCAAATAATCTATCCCGCAATGAATCACTATCATCACTACTGTGTAATTGACGAACCATAACTATTCCCTTTCTTTATTTAATTGACAGCTTTATCAGTGACACTCCAAAAATCAGCTTAACAAACAGGTAACTTCTGCCATCGAGTTTAATACACGAACTCCGCAAGGCCGCAACTTGTCAGGGTGGTTATGACCGTTACAGACAAGCACACAATCTACGCCAATAGCTTTTGTTACTTCAAAATCATGCATTGTATCGCCAACAAACAGAACCTCACTGGGTAAAAAACCAAGTTCTTCCATTAGCTGCCCGCCCTGTTCGATTTTGCTGCACGCATAATGGTTATTTAAACCAACAACTTTTGTAAAGTAATGACGAAGTCCATAGAAGTCTATAGTATCTTCCAACCTGCTCTGCGGATACGCTGACAATATGGATTGCGTTAATCCAACATCGATACAAAATTTCAGTACGCTTACCGCACCATTCTGTAATTTACAATCAAATCGCCTTTTGTCATGCTCAGTTATAAATTCATCAGCAATAACTTCAAATGATTCGACGGAAAAATCGATTCCGATCCGCCTATAGTAATCTTTGACCGGATGGTCGAAATCTGCTCGATACTGTTCGTAGGTAATAGGCGGCTTATTACGTCTTTTTAGCATTCCATTGACTATTTCCACACACAGCCAAGCATCATTAACCAATGTACCGTTCCAGTCCCAGATAATATGATTATATTTGGCGACATTGATATTTTCCCTGAGTTTATTTGCCGTCTTAAAAAGTGTCTTTTCAAAGCTCTCTGTCCCGCCATTACTGCTTCGCAGTGAAATCATTTTTCCGCCTAACTGCCTTAAAATAATCGCCTTACCAGCCTTTTTGTCCGTTTATAACGCCTCATTATAAGTCAACAACGCCACGATGTAAAGCCGCAATGCCTCAATGCGGCAATTTTACAAAACCACCATTACCAGACCATCCGAGTGCATTGTCATCGTCTTATTCATCTCTGTCAAGCGTCTTTTCATTAGGAGGGAAATGGGGGCATTTTACTTTTTTCTTCTCTGGGAGATCGGTCTTTTCCGAAGGGTAGAATTACATTTTCCATATCTGGAAGAAATCCGCAGAAACAACCAACATGTCTTGACATACAAAAGATATTTATGGTAAATTACATGTGACAAGTTAATACGTCTGACGATTAGCTATCGGGCAGGCACAATACCAAAAGACAAATAAAGCCGTTGAGGGCTCAACACCTCAGCGGCTTTTTCTTTTGGTGGAGAAAAAAGATGGCAGATTTAAAAACAGTAATTGAAGAAAGTGCAGCCGGACCGGCACAGGCGAGTGTCGATGGTCAATCTGTTACTCAGCACAATATCAAAGACCTCATTGAGGCGGACAAGTATCTTGCGCAGAAGGCTGCGGCCACGACCAATAAGCGTTTTGGATTACGATTTGCAAAATTAAGTCCTCCGGGTGCTGTTTAATGACATATACCAAAACACAATCTGGATTATTAGTGCCCAACGGAACGTCGGTGAATGTCCGGCGCGTCCGGGCAAAGTATGATGCCGCACAAACTACATCTGATAACACCCGGCATTGGGCGAGCGCCGATGCTCTCAGTCCTGACGCATCGCTAAGTCCTGCCGTTTGCAGAATTTTACGCAACCGCGCAAGGTACGAAGCGGCAAATAACAGCTATTGCAAAGGCATGGTATTGACACTGGCCAATGACCTTGTCGGCACCGGGCCGCAATTGCAACTGGTTACGCAAGATAAGGCGCTCAATTCTACAATCGAAAGAGAGTTCTCTAAGTGGTCAAAGCGAATCAAACTGGCTCAAAAGCTCCGCGTAATGCGTATGGCAAAGGCAATTGATGGCGAGACGTTCGCTGTAATGGCCATAAATAAGCGGCTCAATATACCGATTCAACTTGATATTAAACTCTATGAAGCCGAGCAAATATCGTCACCGATGTTGATGATAGGTAATGAGGTTGACGGTATTGAGTTTGACGAATATGGCAATCCATCGGCGTACTACATTCTAAAAAATCACCCCGGCGGCACATCGGGCATATTAAATAATGCCTTTGGCGTCGCCAACAAGGTGGACGCCGAGCACGTTATGCACTGGTATCGCGTAGACCGGCCTGGCCAATCTCGTGGTGTTTGCGAAATAGCATCGTCCCTGCCGCTGTTTGCCCAGCTCCGGAGATATACGCTTGCCGTATTGAGTGCAGCAGAAACGGCGGCAGACTTTGCAGCGGTGCTCGAAACAATGTCACCAGCCGATTCCGATGGTGCACTCGTAACCCCGATGGATGTTATCGAACTTGAAAAACGAATGATGACCGTGTTACCGGAGGGTGGCAAGCTCAATCAAATCAAGGCCGAACAGCCGACAACCACATACGCAGATTTCAAACGCCAGATATTGGGTGAGGTTGCACGATGCGAGAATGTCCCGCTAAACGTTATATTGGGTGATTCCTCTGACTACAACTACGCAAGCGGTCGGCTTGATTATCAGATGTACCGCAAGGCTATTGGCGTAGAGCAATCAGACCTTGAAGACACGGTTCTCGACCGTATTTTCGCGAGATGGCTTAACGAGGCGATTCTAATTAGTGATTATCTGCCGCTAAAGGCCCGGAACACCGAGGCAATTCGCTGGCAGTGGATGTGGGATGGCAACGAACATGTAGACCCGCAGAAGGAAGCTCGGGCGCAGGATGTTCGCCTAAAAAATGGCTCGACAAATCTTGCAAAAGAATATTCCAAGTCCGGCAAAGACTGGGAGACGGAGACTAAACAGTGGACTGCCGAGATAAAACTTATCGCAAGTGAACTCGGCGTAACACCTGGCGAATATCTAAAAATAGCAGTTGCAAGCCCGCAGACTACAAACAACTCAAATGGAGATGGTCAAAATGGTTAAAGCCTCAAAAGATAAAAACCAAGTCAGCCCGGAACTCAAAGGTATCGCTGCCGATATGATAATTGAAGCGGTGGCATCCGGTGCGGATGGCAAGCCAAAGAATCCTCGATTCTCAATGACCGCATACACCGGCAAACCGATGCGTTTATGGGGTTGGTACAATCCGGTGGTTATTGATTTAACCGGACTTACCATCCCAAATCAATCTCGGCCAATATTATTAAATCATATCAACGACCCTGAGTACGTCATGGGTCAAACTGACAAAATCAAAGTCGAAAACGGCAATGTGATTGCCTCCGGCGAGATCATGGGTGTGTCCGACAAGGCCAAAGAGGTGATTGAACTTGCCGCAAAAGGATTTAAGTGGCAGGCATCGATTGGTGCGGCTGCACAAAAGGTTGAATTTGTGCTCGAAGATAAAGAGGTCAAGGTCAATGGCGAAATGGTCAAGGGACCGGTTAATGTCATTCGGGCATGTCGATTAGGTGAAATTTCATTCGTTGCGCTTGGAGCCGACGATGACACTTCCGCAAATATTGCGGCAGGCAATTTTTTTGATAAGGAGCATATCATGGCAATAGAAGCCAAAAAAGACGGGCAAGATACCGTGCAGGCAACAGGGCTGCCTGAGTCAAAGCCTGAAATTAAAATTGAGGCTTCGGTTCCAGCCACGGCCCCAGACATGTCCGCGGTCAATGCGGCCAACGCTGCCAACGAGCGACGACTCGGCGCGATACGCAAGCTTTGTGGAACGAATCATGAACTTTGCGCAAAGGCAATCGAGGAAAATTGGACTCCTGAAAAAACAGAACTGGAAGTCCTGCGAGCCTCGACTCCAAAAATGAACGGCATCGTATCGCAGAGTAAAGAGTTCACACCAAGTGTGATTGAGGCGGTGGCGTGCCTGTCTGCCGGTGTGAGCGAGAAGCGTGTTCTTGCCAGTTTTGGCGAACAGGCCACAAATAATGCCGGTAAGTATCGCGGCATCGGGATACAGGAGTTGTTCCGCATGGCCGCGCGTGCAGAAGGCAGACCTGAGTTGCCCGCTTTCTCAGGCACAGGCGCAGATTTTATCAGGGCGGCATTTTCGACTCTGAGTTTGCCGAACATTCTGTCGAATGTTGCAAATAAAATCCTGCTTGAAGCCTATATGTCAGTCGAATCAAGCTGGCGCAGCGTCGCAAAGGTGTCGAGTGTCAATGACTTCAAAACTCACAGCCGCTATCGCCTTACCGAGAATATGAAGTTCGAGAAGGTTGGTGCAGATGGTGAATTGAAGCACGGAAAACTCGGAGAACAAGCCTATACCGTAAAGGCCGATACATCGGGCATTATGTTCAGCCTTAATCGGCAGGCCATAATCAACGATGATATGGGCGCGTTCGCCGACATTCCGAGAATGATTGGTATTGCCGCTGGTGATGCCGTTTCAGATGCGGTGTTTACGCTCCTGCTTGCTAATACAGGCAGCTTTTTCTCAGCGAATCCAACTGGATACAATGCCAACTACGCCGCTGGCGCAGGAACGGCCCTGTCATACGATGCTCTGCTTGCCGCAGACCTGTTATTCTTGAATCAGGTTAAGCCGAATGGTAAACCGCTCGGTGTGAATCCTTCAGTTCTTCTTGTTCCCAACTCGCTGAAGCGTGAGGGTTTGAGACTGATGCAGAGTACAGTCCTTGCTGAGGGCGGTGGGAGCTCCAAGTCAAATGTTCCAACAACCAATGTTATGGCCGGAGCATATAATGTTGTGTCGAGTTCGTGGCTGGCCAACTCATCTCTGGCCGGATACAGCGCAAAGGCGTGGTATCTGTTTGCTGATCCTGCAAGGGCGGCAGCGATGGAAGTTGCGTTCTTGAACGGCGTCGAAACTCCGACAGTTGAGCAGGCAGAAGCCGACTTCAACACGCTCGGAATCCAGTTCAGAGGTTTCCTTGACTTTGGCGTTGCGTTCCAAGACCCAAGAGCCGCAGTAAAGATGAAGGGTGAGGCATAGTAGTTCGCTAAAAGATATGTTATTGGCCTCTGGTTGGTGCCGGGGGCCAGTGTGAACTGTAAATAAAATAAAATGTTTGGAGAAATACAATGGCTCTTAATGATGTGAAATCGCTTTTTGTTCAAGATGGTGCGAGTATCGACTACACACCGGGTTCGGCAATGGTCGGCGGCGATATTGTCATATTTGGCTCTGGCGCAACTGGCTTTGTAGGTATCGCAAAGTCTGATATTGCGGCCAACGTCAAAGGCGCAGTTGCAATCGAGGGTGTGTTCAATATGGTATGTGCGGAAGCGTTGGCGACGGTCGGCACGAAGGTTTATCTGACCTCCGGCGGCGTTGTTACCGCAACAGCATCAACTAATACCCCTCTTGGCAGGACAGTCGCAGCGTCCACAGACAGCGACACAAGAGTTCTGGTCGCAATTAACGTTCCGTAAATTTTTGGTTGTCCTTCCTCCGTAGGTACGGCTCGGTATGGTCACCCTGTACCTGCGGGGGCTTATTTGGAGAAGTAGAATGTCAAACCTACTTGAAACTGGCTCAGATTACCTGCACACACAGCTTAAACAATTTGCTTCAAGCGAAGTTACGTATCGCAGGGGCGAAGATAGCGTTGTTGTTTGTGCAGTTATTGGTAACACAAAGGTAGAGGTTGACGATGGTAGCGGGACAAAGGTTAAAACTGATATTGTCGATTTCATAATATCGGCGGCAGACTTGGTACGCAATGGCAACAGTATAGAACCCCAACACGGCGACAAAATTTACTTTGGCCGTTATGAATATGAAGTTTTGTTTCTCGCTGGCGAGGGCTGCTGGCGGTTCAGTGATGCGTTTGGAAAAACAATGAGAATCCACACCAAGAGAACTGGAGATTTATAATGTTAAAAATTTTCGCATTAGTCCCATTCATTATGACAGGAATAATTGGAACTCTTGACCCGACAACTAATTCTTTTGTTGAATATGGAGCTTTGGGTATTTGCGGTTTTTCAAT